TACCTAATTTTGTGGTGATATTGGCAGCAGTATTACGCTCCATTACCATATCCACGAAGCTAGACTTCTGGTTATCCACAATGAACTTCATTTGACGGAATGGCACATTGCTCATTCCAGAAAGCTGACGTGAAGCTACTTGGCTATAGTCTGTAGGGGGAAATCCTTTGTAGCACTTGTAGATTCTTCCCCACTTGCGTTCGCGTCCTGCATTATCAAGGCGAAGATTCCAGCAGATAGTAAAAGCATCATTGGCAGTTTGGACACGGCTTGTGGGAGCAACACCGTTTGAGTTGATGGTATTAAACCCCCAACTTGAAACACCCTCACGATTTACTATCTTTTTTGTTTTAGCCATTTTAATGTTTCATTCTATTCAAATGATCTTTATTTGTAAAAGTTTTAATTCTGTGGCAGTTGGCACAACGAACAACACATTTTGAAACTTCTGCCAATGCTAGATCCCAATTGTTGTATTGGGAGACGCATCTGGTTTTTAACCCATTAACATGATCAAACTCCAATGCCAAGGGATTTTCTTTATATCCACAATCTATGCATCCTAATGACAATTTGTATTCATCAGACTTTTTCCTAAATTCTTCTCTTTTTTCTTTGGTGTATTTCTGATAATATTTTTCGCCATTTCTTGCATAGTTTTTTTTCCCATTTTGGCGACATCTTTCAATATTCTTTTTATAATATTCTCTAGCTTTGTTATTTGCCTCTTCTTTGTTTGCCCTTCTTTTTTCATTCCTGTTTTTGTTATACAGGGCAATTTGTTCAAGGGTTTTTTTTATCATCCTAAAACCTGATTTAATGCTTGCCTTCTTTTTTGGCAGGACATGCAGCCTTTAGCTCTTTGCTCAAGGTTACTTTGAACTCCTAGGCTTTGTGCTACTTTATCTCCCAAATTCGCAAAGCGGTGAATTACATTAGCAACTTTGTCTCCAGCTTCCTTCCAGCAAAACTGACCAGGAATCCTTTCACAAATTTGCTGTTCGATAAGGTAGTCTAAATTATCTGGAACGGCAACATTATTATTCTTCATGTCACTGGACACTTTATTGGAAAAACTTCTTCCAAAAACTGTTTCCATTCCATTAACACGATAAACATTTCCTTTATCGTCGCTATATTCATACCAGAGTCCACTTGGGATCGGGCCGTTGCGGTCTTTTAATCTCATAGGTTGCTCCAATGACTTGCCTTTTTTTTAAATCTTTGTCAATAGTTCATATTACATGGACTACAAAGGATTGTGCTTGGATGCACCCCAAGATACAGATTATGGTATTGAGGCATTTCAAAGTCTTCCCCAATTTATTAGGGAATTAACTGCCTATCGTATTACCCGTGGTGAGTTTGGTAGGCGCGAAAGGATCAAGTTAGGGATCAAACTTGAGAATACTACCCTCAAGAATCCTGCACAGCACATGGTAAACTGCTTTAATCTCATTTACGGGGATGAGGTTTTGCTCCAATCCCAAGGAATCGCCAACAATTATGCCTTGGATATTATTGATTTGTTCTGCAATGAGAACGATTGGGGTATTGCAGGGTGCGCTTCTAGCGGTAAAACCTTCTCGGTAGCTGCTTGTATCGTGATTGATTGGCTTTGCGCCCCCGATTGTACCTCAACCTATGTGGCTTCTACCTCATTGGATGCTTCTGAAGACCGTCTTTGGGGTAAAGTTTGTACCCTGTATCGCATTGCCATGAGGAATCTACAGGCAAAATATGGTAGCGTAGCTGCCATTGGAAACCTTGTGGAATACCGAAGGATGATTGTTTTTGAGTCCATTGATACCCGTGATACGGAACGAGACTACACGAATGCCATTAAAGCCCTAGCATTCCCCCGTGGAGGCGAGGGCAAGCGGTCTGTGGAGAATACAAGGGGTCGTAAGAATGCGAGGATGCGCTTATTCCTCGACGAATTGGCAGAAATGGATCTGTACGCACTGGATACCCGTGTGAACCTTGGAGCCAATCCTGACTTCATCTTTGGCGGTATGGCAAACCCGTCAAATACTGCCAACAATCCTCATACAGAACTGTGCCAGCCAGATGATGTATTGGAATGGGATGCTGTAACCCGTTATACCAAGCAATGGAAGACCCGTACTGGTGTTGCGTTGCATCTTTCGGGTGAGGATAGCCCTAATTTCCAGAAACCTGACGCTGAAATCCCCCCGTTTGACAGGTTTTTGACGATTCAAGGTGAGGCTGCAACTCTTAAACGCTGTTACGGCAACAAAAATGCCCTTGAATACTGGCGAAATGTCTACGGATGGTGGCCTGATAGCTCCGTTGAGCTTACGATCTTCTCAAAACAGTTCATTACCAACTGCGATATAGCTTGGGAACCTCGCTGGAGTGCCAGAACCAAGGTAGTTTGTGGCTTTGACCCTGCATTTACAGCAGGAGGAGACAGGTGTGCTGCTACTTTTTGCCGTTTTGGAGCCAATGATACTGGTAGGAACCTTGGATTCTACCTTGGAACCCGTGAATATACCTCTTCTGTGGGTGAAGTCTTTGAAGAAAGCATTGCAATTCAAGTGGTTCGGGACTGTTTGGAGTTTGGAGTGCATCCCAGGGACTTTGGTTTGGACATATCTGGTGATGGCGGCAAGATGATGAGGGCTATTATCATTGAGTGGAGCAAGAATCACCCCGATGCAATGTATGTTTTCCCAATATCCTCTATGGGGCCGCCAACAGATCGTAAAATTTCCAATCTTGATACCCGTACTTGCAAGGAGGCGTATGACAGGTTGGTTACGGAATACTGGTTTGCCGTCCATACTGCTTTTTCTACCCGTTCCTTGGTTGGAATCAGCCTCAATGACCATGCCGCAATGGTATCGGAGTTGTGCAGTCGTCTTTATACCCACAAGGGAAGGAAGGTAGCAGTCGAGAAGAAGTCTGACATGAAGCAGCGTATCAAAAAGTCTCCCGATTTGGCTGACTCCATGACCTATGCCGTTCAGATGCTCCGTAGGGCTGGACTAGAGTTCAACTTTGAGGAAGAGGTTGAATCGCTGGACATCCAAGAGATCCAAGATTGGGAGAACAGGCTGATCAAGAACCGTGGGGATAAAGAAAGCCCAGACGGTGATGATGACATGAGCTACGCTGGAACATCCGTGGATGAGGATGGTTTTTAGGAATGGAATGGAACCAAATCCCCTAGGGAATCTCGTTCCGTTCCAAAAGATTGCTTGACGGCTTTTTGATTCTACCCCATAGTCTCCTCATTCTGAATGATGAAGCATTTAGAGCTAAAGATTTTCTGACCCCAGAAGACCCGCTGTTGTGCTTCATCGCTTCAGCGGGTCTGCCTTTTAAGGGATACTCGCAAGAATTGAGGATGGGTGTGAATGCGTACCACATGATCCAAGAACTCGGCTTTGGAGAACCAAAACTCCTTACCCGATGGTTGGGTAAAAATGTATTGCCTTCAGCAAAAGCGGAGGGCAGTGATTTTTATCTAGCAAATCTTTTCTGGGGGGTAGGGGGGTTTGTTAGAGTTTTTAGCCATGGGTGTATTTCTGCATGACAATTAGAGCAAAGACTGACTATCTTTAGCTCTAAATGAAGCAACTGCTCAAACAGATCATTGGACTTCTAGCCTATCTGAATGGCTTTTGTCCGTTCTGTTACAATGCAATAAAGTCTTGCAGTACCCATAGCTGCCATGTATGCAGCGTAGCAAGTCTGATCAAGCCAAAAGACATTTGGCGCAGATTCATCACAAGCAACCACAAAAATAAAACGGTATGAAACCAGAAGATGATGCTGAAGAGATTTGGAAAGATGCTTCCATTTCTGGCATAGAAAAATACATTGCTGGAAGCCAAGAACACAGAACTCAATTCTGGACTGCTGGAGCAGGATGGTATGCCAAAAACCTAAAGGATGAGCAGCTTGATCTGATCAGTTACCTTTACCACTTGAACAAAAGAATCTCCATTTGTAAAAGCCTCGCAAAGATGATGGAAGACGAAGAGGTTTCTTTGAGGGATGCAGCAAAGCTACTTAAAACATTGATGTCAGACAACCCTCCAGAGAAGCTCTCAAGAACCTCCAATGATTAAACAAAAAAACCCCGTTGGTGCTGTAGTAATCTCTGACCTC